GAACGCATGATTTCTGTAGCAACAGAGTACGCAGAGTCGTTTACCAATCGCGCCTGGACTACAGGTTCGAAGACGGTCTACTTCGATGCGTTCCCGTTGCGTGGTAATCGCGACAAGCTTGGTTTGTACTTGCCTGGTGGCAAGATCAGCAGCATCACATCTGTCACTTACTATGATTCGGACTATGTTCAGCAGACGCTGACGAGCTCCAAATATCGTCTTGTAGGTGCTTCAGATTTGGCCTACCTCTACCCAGCAATGGGTGAGGTCTGGCCCACCGATGTTGCCGATGAACCACAGCATATTGCCGTGACCTACGCATTAGACGGCACCTCTGGTGTACCTGCTTCTATCAAGCAAGCCATCTTGCTTGTTGTGGGATCGCTGTACGAGTATCGAGAAGACGGCATCATCGATAACGCTGGTTTGGCGCTTGTGAAAGCCCCGAAAGCTGCTGACGACCTCCTCTCGCCCTACCGACTACGCATAGCGTAAGGAGGGCAGATGAGAGCAGGTTCACTCAGACATACAGCAACAATATATCAGCGTGCATCGTCACCTGATGCCTACGGAGCTCTCGACCACACCATGACTGCTGAAGCTGTCACTCATAAGTGCAGCATCAAACAACGCACCTTTAGGGAGCGTGCAGAGAATGGTCAGTTGATGAGTCGGATCGAGTTCGAGTTGCAGTTTCGCTACAGCTCTGAGCTCGAGCTGTTAAATCCTGGTGCTCAGATCGACGTTGCTGGTCGGCGGCTCGAGGTTCTGTCAAGTGCAGACCCGTCAGGCCAACGCAAGAACGTCGTTATCTATGCGGAGGACGTGCGATGATCGATCAGTCCCTCCGCAGCTACATCCTAGCTGATTCAACCATCACCTCTCAGATAGCTTCTAACGGAGTCTACCCACAACGCTTGCCACAGGAAGTCGATAAGCCCTGCATTGTTTACACAGTGCATGACGGTATCGAAAGCCTGGTGGCTGGTGGTGTGTCAGCTCTACGTCGCTATCAAGTCGACCTAACAGTCTTTGCTGAGAAGTACAGCGAGATGCGTGAGATTACTCAGGCTCTTGTTACTTCGATGAACGGACTGTCGACTTCACAGAGCGGTGATCTGATTCAAGGGTGTCGAGTCCACAACATCGTCAATGATTTTGAGGAAACCCTTCAACTTTATACATCAACCTTAGATCTAGTCTTAATCGTTAAGGAGAGCTAACGCAATGGCAGCAATTACTGCGCCCTTTACAGGGCAAGAAACTAAGCTGTACGCGAAAGCGAGTGCTCATTCACTTGCCAGTCTCGTAGCTGGTGACTTAGTCGGTGAAGTTCAGAATATTGGAGACATGGAGCTCTCCGCGAACGTAATCGAAGTCAGCAAATACGGGTCAGCGTACAAAGGAAAACTGGTAGGCCAGAAAGATAGCGGCACAATTGACGTCGCAATCAACTGGGTTCCAGACTCGTCAACTCAAGCTGCTCAAGCATTGTTACAGACGTCCTACTCATCGGGTGCGAAGGTTTACTTCGTAGTCGTATGGGCAGACGCCGGTGCGGGCTTGGCTGCATGTGAGTTCAGCGGGTACGTTCAAAGCTACAGCATCAGCCAGCCACTGGAAGATGTCGTCACAGTCAACGTCAGCATCAACATTGATGGTGCGGTTACGTTCGACACTGATGGTACTTTGGGCGGCTAAATACAGCGAGACACTCTTAACGGGGTGTCTCGTTTTTTTTTCGTCAGGAGGAGATGAAACATGGCACTAAGTAGAGATCAGATTTTAGGAGCAGTCGACTTTAATTTTATAGAGGTCGAGGTTCCTGAGTGGGGAGGCAGTGTACGCCTTCGAGGGCTGTCAGCAGCCGAGCGTGATGAGTTTGAGGCAAGCCTTGGTGTTAGCCAGGACTTGGTCAACATGCGCGCTAGGCTCGTTGTGAACTGCCTAGTAGACGAGAACGGCGAGAAGCTGTTCAAGCCTACTGAGGCAAAGGAGCTCGGCAAGAAGAACGGCCAGGTAATTAACAAGCTGTTTGATGAGGTCAGAAAGCTGTCGGGTATGGCAGACGAAGACCTAGGCATAGCCGAGGGAAACTAAAAGACCCAGTGCGGCGATTTAAGTTTCGCTTGGCACTCGCACTTGGGATGACAGTCAGGCAGCTAGAGACACAGATTCAATACTCTGAGTTGATGGAGTGGATGGTGTTTTTTGGCCTAGAGCCCTGGGGATCAGTTCGTGAGGACTATAGAGCTGGTTTGATCACAGCAACACTTGTCAACGTCAACGGCGGCAAGAAAGGCGGCAAGCCAGCTCAACCTAACGACTTCTTCCCACTTTACAGTCGTCACAGCAATCGACGACAAACAAACGAACAACAGATGAACATATTTAGACGCATAGCGGAGTTCCAGAATGGCAACCCAATTTAGAACCAGGACACGAGCTGGCGGCATTTTCACTGAGTTCACTGTCGAGGGTTTGCGTGAAATTGAGCAGGAGTTCATGAGAATGGAGAAGGAGCTCAGGACGCAAGAAGGACAGAACGCAATGACGTCGGCAATGAAGCCGGTGATGGCTAACATCAAAGGCAACATTAGACGACAAGATCTTCGCGACACTGAGTCTCTGCTTCGCTCAGGAAGAATCACTAATGGACACGTAAAGCCACAAGACCTGGTGTGCGATGTCCGTTTCGGTACAGATAAACGCGGGAAGTACAAAAGAGGATCACGCACATCGGCCAACAAACCAGGTGATCGCAAACCCGCCTACGCTTTGCAGAACGAATTCGGCACGAAAGACAGTGCCTTCGGCCCAACTAAAGAGAGGCCATTCATGCGTCCCGCCTTTGACGGTAAAGAGGTGCTGATTGCAGAGCGTCTCAAACAACGTCTAAAGAATCGCATCATACGATTTAAGCTACCGTAAGGGGTCCACACTATGGCTACTTCAGTTTTAAGAACGCTGGCTGTCCGATTACGGATGAACTCAGCTGCGTTCAAGAAAGACATCGCAGCGGTAGACAAACGATTTAAGAGCACGATGAACAGCATGCGCCGTTCGTCTATGCAGTTCCAAAACCAGTTAGGACAAATCGGTGTGTCGCTCGCAAGCGGCTTTGGTATGGCTGCTGTCGTCAATGCAGCAGACGAGATGACCAACCTCCGCAACAAACTAGGAGCGACGTATGATGCTACGCACCAGGTAGCAATTGGTATGCATGACGTCAGAGCGATTGCTAAGGCATCACGTTCCGACATCTCAGCAGTCGGTACGCTTTATCAGCGATTGGCTGTTTCATCGAAGCACCTGGGTACGACACAAAAAGACCTGGCAGAGGTTACGGAGGTCATTACGAATACGTTCTTGATGTCAGGTACAACGGCATCGGAAGCAGCCAACTCAGCACGCCAATTTGCCCAAGGTATAGCCAGTGGTGCTCTTAGGGGAGATGAGTTCAGGAGCGTCAGCGAAAACAACGTTGTCCTGACTAACATGCTGGCAGACGGCTTAAATATGACGGTCGGTGAGCTGCGTAAGTTCAGCCATGAGGGCGGACTCACCGCAGAAAAGATTCTGCCGATCCTACAGAAACGATTAGGCGATACACGAGACGCGGTAGCAGGCATGGACGTGACGCTAGGCCAAGCGCGCGTGCTGTTCAGTAACGCATTTACCGAGATGGTCGACCGGGTAAACCGGGCATACGGTGTTACGAATAGCCTAGCTAAAGTAATGAAAACGCTGTCGGAAAATGTGCATATTGTTGTATTAGCTGCTGGTGGTTTGGCTACAATCTTGCTCACTAATGTTGTCAGAGGCTTTGTTGCTTGGATCGCGATGTCGACGCTGGCAACAGTACAAGGCACTGCCGCGTTCTTTGGTAGCTTGGTCGGGTTAGCGTCGTTTTTGGGTAGGGTGTTTATCACTGTACTTGCTAAAGCGACTTTGGGCATGGCTCGTTTCGCAGCAGCACTAATCATGAACCCGATCGGTTTAGTTGTGACAGCGGTGCTGGCGCTAGGTGCTGCGCTAATCTACCTGCAAGAACGTTTTGCAATCTTTGAGAACGCCGGTATCGCTTTTGGTAAGTTCAAAGACATAGCTGGTGCGGCCTTTGACTTCTTAAAAGCAGGCTTCGAGAAAGCCATCCTCAACAGCACCATTTTCTTCTCTAAAATTAGAGAGAAGATCGCTAACGTGCTACGAGACATGGGTGCCACGTCTCTTGCTGATGTTATTGCGCCAGATGAAAGCGTAGCTCAGCTACAGCAAAAGCTAGGCACGATTAACCAGGAGATGGACAAGGCTGGCGCGCGAATGAGCGAAGCCTTGGCTCGACCGTTTAACTTTATAAGCGGCGATGAAGGTGTTTCACCAATCGACGGCATCAAGAACAAAGTCAACGAGCTAATGGCCTCGTTGGGTATGGGGGAAGGTGGTGAAGGTACGGGCATGGGCAACATGTTCGACGGCATCATGCAGAGCTTCAACAATATGGGCGACAGCGTGATGACCAAGATGGGCGAGATGTTCCCTGGCTTGGTCAAATTCTGGCAGACGCTAAAAGGTGGCGGCCCACAAGGGCCAGTTGATTTTGGCGGTGAGACGGTAGAAGACGAGGAGCCGATGACCTGGGCTGAGCGCTGGTCGTTAGCCGTTGAGAAGTTTGGCGAAGCTTGGAAGTCGTTAAAGGTTGCTGCTGGCGGGGCAATCGACAAGCTCAAAGAGAAGTACAAGACACTCGACGATGTGTTGATGGCTGGTGCTCAGAAGTCAAAGAAGATCGCTGCGATACGTCGAGCTATCTTACTTAAAGAAGCCATCATGAATGGTAAGGCAGCCATACTGAAAGCCTGGAACTCAGCTCCGTTCCCGGCAAACCTGCCAGGTGTTCTTCTGACGACTGCACAGACTGGTTTGATCGTCAGAGACATCATGAAAGGCCAGGCTCATGACGGCATGGATAGTCTACCTAGCACGGGTACATACATGCTTGAGAAGGGCGAACGAGTATTGTCGACCAGGGCAAACAAAGACCTCACACAATTCCTAGCCAATAACAACCAAGGTAGTAGAATGAAAGGACCAGAGAGCGTCACGCTACAGGTCAACGGCGTGAGCGACCCAGACTTAGTGGTCAACGCCTTGGCATCTCGTAGGGGAGAGCTAGAAGCAATGATCCGGTCTATAAGTGCGGAGAATGTGCGAGTAGCACCCTTCTAGGAGTAACCCATGATCACGATACCAAACAGCGTCAGCACAGCACTAGCGGCCAGCACCTACAGGACTTCACTGCTGGTGCATCTTCCTGGAACTGACTTCAAGATTACTGATAATCACAAGCCGATCACCTACAACTCGACGACATATTCAACTACCGGCGAGATTGTATTGAAGACCAGCAATGTGTCTCGAACTAGGGACATCGCGGCCAACAGCTACACGCTGACGTTTGCGGGAGCTGATCGATCTGCCTACCAGGAATACACCAACAACGGCACTGACTACATCAGGCACGTCGGTAAGGCGGGTACTTTGTACCTAGCTTTCTTAGACGATAACTATGACCTGATCGACTCAGGAAGCGTGCTCGAGCTGTACACCGGGATCGTCGATACATGGGAGCTCAACGAGACGAGCTCAACTAGTGAGTTCTCAGTCAAGTTAGCAAGTCATTGGGCTACGTTCGAAATCACAAACGGTCGATTTACGAACAGCAGCAGTCAGCAAGAGTACTACCCGGGTGATGAGATCTTTAAGTACTCGCACCAGGAACAACTACCTATAAAGTGGGGCAGCTAATATGGTTTGGGGAATTGTCGCAGCAGTAATAGCCGTTGTTGCTTCAGCAGGTGTCTACTATCAGCAGAAAAAGATGGAGGCACAGGCTAAGAAGCAAGCCAACGAAGCTAAGGCCGTTCAGGTCAGCGGTCATGACAGTAACCGGGGTCTATATACGGTTTACGGTGAAACGTTAGTTGGCTCTACCGTTGTCTGGAAAAAGGTGACCGACAAGGAAGCCAGGATTACTCAGACCGGATTTACCACGCTATCAGCTGCAAGCGGCACTAGCCTAACAACCAACAAAGACCACAAAAACAATCGATGGCTGTACCGTGCTGTTACCTTATGTAACGGCCCTGTTACCCAGGTAACAAACGTAACAATTGACGACGAGGGCTATAACTCATCCCGGTTTACTAACCGTACCACCAAGCACTTCGCTACTAGTATTAGCTTGGGACCAACCACTGGTCAGAACTTCTCTGCACTACGCACCGCATACGCTTCGACCTTTGGCACCTGGGGCAGCAACGCCACAGGTAAAGGTGTCGCCTATGCAATGGAGCGGCTGTTCTTAGACAAAGATAAGCCAGCGTACCAAGGCGAGCCTCAGACAAGGTACAAGATCAAAGGCCGTAAACTGTACGACCCTCGAAAGGACTCAACCTCGAGCGTCTACGACTCGAGTTTAGGCACGAGCTCGCATCGAGCAGATACCGCGTCAACCTGGGAATGGTCTGACAACCCGGTACTGGCACTACTCGACTACATGCGATCGGAGGAGTACGGGCGCGGCTTGCCTTTGTCGGTCATTGATTTAGCCAGCATTGCTACCGCTGCCGACAAGTGTGATGTCTTAGTCGATGTTCCCCAGGTGCTAACGAACGACACAGGTAGTACGGTCACCTACTACGACCCAGAGACGGGTGAAGAATATACGACCACCATAAACGCTGCGTACCCGTACTATCGCGCCAACCAGACAACGACAGGCACCTACGCAAACAAGCAAAAGCGGTTCCGAATCAATATCGCGATCGATCCTAGTAAGGAGATCTTGGACAACATCCAGGAGATATTGAACGTCTTCAGAGGAAACCTTAGCTACGCCAATGGTAAGTACCTGGTACATATGGCGGACGTGCAAAGCTCAGTGCTTAGCCTGAACGATGACGACATCATTGGTGGCCTAAAGATCGCTAACGGTGATCGCTCGCAGCGGATGAACCGAGCAACCGTCAAATTCATCAACGCCAACAAACAACACAAAACAGACCAAGTATCTTGGCCGAGCATAGACAGCAATGAGGACGGCGGTCTGTACGACACCTACCTAGCTGAAGACGAAGATGAAAAGCTGCATCGAACTTTTACAGTGAAAGGCTGTACCGACTACTACCAGGCGCAGGATACGGCTGAGTTTTTGGTAAGAGAAAGCCGGTCTAACCTGACGGTCAGCGGTACATTCGGCAGCCGATGCTTTGGTCTTGTACCTGGTGATGTTGTGTCCCTGGACTACGACAGCGCTGGTTTTAGCGGAAAGTACTTCCGAGTAATTCAGACAAGCATCGACCTGGTATCGATGAACGTGCAGCTACAGCTCAAAGAGTACGACAGCTCGGTTTACACCTGGAACACTAATCGAGGCAATGAACCTCTTGGTTTGTCCTGGCAAGAAGAGGTCGTAAACGCAGCTCCGACAAATCTGACAATTGGGTCAATAACGACAAACACCAGAACTCGAGCAGACGGCTCTACGGCTATCACGCTCACCATACCGTTCTCTGACGTGCCAGAAGGCGCGCAGTATGTCGAGGTGAGCTGGGCCATCAACGGCACGAACGACTACAACACGCAGCTCGTATTCGACACAGAGAATCAGACACAGACCGAGGTTGCGGTAGAGCGTGATGGTGAGACCTACGCTATCCGAGCTCGTTACTTTGCGACCAACAGCTACGGCACGCTCATGCCGTCTGACTACGCGACTACGACGCACGCGGTCGCAGACCTGTCTGGCACTAAGCTAGACGGCATCGAGGACGGCGCTACACAGAACACAGGAGCCCTGGCTGACCTGGACACAGTGAGTACTACCGAAATAGATGACGACGCTGTTACGGTTGCAAAGCTAGATACGTCACTCGAGTCGACCAACTACTCCCAGGGTTCTGCTGGCTGGAAGTTGACTAAGGCTGGTGTTTTTGAGGCTGGTGACGGTACGTTTAGAGGTTCAATCAGTGCTACGTCGATCACACTAGAGAGTGGGGTCAGCATTACTGGCAGTCAGCTAGATGCGACTACTCAAACGAGCTTAGGTCTTGCTGACTCTGCGCTGCAAGACTCAGATACTGGCGTAGATCTGGGACTTACTGGCGGAAGTATTGCTGGTGTAACTATAACGTCGAGTAGCCTCTACCAAGGCACAGGGACGTTTAACAACAGCAACACTGGCTTTTACTTAGACGACAGTGGTCAATTTAGCCTAAAAGATAAATTGTCTTTCGATGGGACCGACTTAACAGTAGCCGGTGACATTACAGCTAATGAACTCAATATTGAAAGCGCTACCGTAACCGGCACCCTAAGCGCTAACAACCTAGCTATTGATGGAGTCACGTTAGACACCAATGCCAGCGGTGAGATCATCATCAAAGATGGTGGGGTTAGCAACGACAAGCTTGCGACTGGCTCAGTTGCTTTAGGCAACCTAATTGAAGGGTCTGTCTCCAAAGTAAACCCTGTCACGCAGACTCAAAACGTCTATCGCTGGGCTGGATACGATGATGCGGGCAATGTGGTTAATGCCGTGCCATCTGGTATCACGGTTGAATACGACACCACAGAAAAAGCCTTAGAACTGCGCTGTGACGGCAACGTCGGTATGCGCTCTGACACCTTCAAAATTGACCAAAACTCAATCTACAAAATTAGCTTCAAGATTAAGAAAGACGCGGCGGTAGGTCTTTGGTATATCGGCGCGTATCAACTTACTAGCGCCACAACTGGAATCGTAACTGACGGCGGGAATGTTCAAAGCAGCCAAGCATTCACAATCTACAGCTACAACACCAGAGCCACCTCTTCTGATGCTAATGCGTACTTCTGGAATGCGAACGCCACGACCTCTTACGTTTCAGTTGTCTGCTACCTACTTGGTGCAAACGTAAATATAGACGAGGTTCCTTCACAGACCACCACTATCATTCAAGCGGCAGATGGCTACGACCATGTGGGCCTTCGTTTATTAAACTGGGCCAACAGCGGTACTGTAACCAGCCTTTTCATTAAGGATCTGTCTGTCGTTGAGATGACGGCCACCACCATCATCGCAGACAACATCAGTACCACGAACCTGGCGGCTATTAATTCTGATCTTGGGGCTATTACCGCTGGATCGCTTAATATTGGGGACGGCGATTTTACCGTATCGAGCGATGGTGTGATGACCGCTACTGGGGCCACAGTAAGCGGCGCTATCACCGCAACAAGCTTAACTCTTAGTGGTACTTCAATCGCAGAGTCACAACTAGAGACGGGTGTACAAACTAGTCTTGGCCTAGCGGATAGTTCAATTCAAGACCAAGACACCGGGTTAGATTTAGGAATTTCAGCCGGGTCGGTTGGGGGTATAAGTATTGACTCCAGCAAGCTCTACGCTGGGACTGGCACTTGGGCGAACTCCAACACGGGTTTCTACTTAGACGATACGGGCAAGTTCAGTCTCAAAGATAAGCTGTTTTTCGATCCTTCGAATAACACGCTGACGGTCGACGGGAACATAACTGCTGACGTCATAACAGCGAAGCAGAACCTAGTTGTTCTTGGTGATCTAGAAGCGAGCAGTGTAGCTGCCGGGTCTATTACTCGCGCGATGCTTTCGCAGGATGCGCTGGATGAAATTTTTGGGTCTTTGGCGACATCTGTAGGCGGCTCTAACGGTGACTTTAAAGAAGGCTCGGGTAGTTTCACCACATCCGGTGGCTCTGTGACCCTGGGAACATCGTCCGACAAGTTTGATCACGGCACGGCGAAGGTCGACGTTGAATTCAACATCAACACCTACTTCTACTCGACAACTAACTACACCCAAGCTCAAGCCCAGGCAACGCTGACATTTGAGGCTACTGCTGACGGTACTTTTAACGACCTTAATTCTGCCGACAAGACTCATACCCTACAGTTTTTAGAGTATGACCTCAGCTCTTACTATGGCTACACCTACCTGGTTTACTATATCAATACTGCGATCACTAAGACGTTCACTAGCGGGTCGGGTAATGACCTAGCCGACAATACTGACGTCCAATTTAGGGTGGCGGTGTCTGGTGTTGGTTCTGCCTTTACCGGACAGACGATTGCTTTCACAGCCAGTGCCAACGAGGGCGTTACTGGCGTCACCTCAACCGGCGGTAATGCGGATACCCTGGACAACCTCGACTCGACCGCTTTCTTGCGTAGCAACGTAGACGACACGTTTGACGGCGATCTGACGATCACGGGCCAGCTAATCCTGCAAGGTAGTATCGACCAATACAACGTCACAGACTTAGAGGTTGCTGACAAGACGATAACCGTCAACTCAGGAAACACGCAGTCACTATCTGACGGCGCTGGCCTTATCGTTGATCGCGGCACTGCGGCAGATGCGTCTATTACGTGGGATGAAACTGACGATCAGTTTGATATCACTCACAACGTCAAAATTGCTGGCGCTATTGGCGTTAATAAC